CAGTCATTTGTGAATACACTAAATTCAATCGTTTCTATTAAGCCTAGTGAAACACAGTCAATGGGAAAGGATTATAAATTTGATATTAATAATGAGCAGAAACCTTACTCTTACCAGATTATTTCTAAAACATCCATTGATTTTGACCGAAACAGCGTCAAAGGTCTGATTAAGAAATATAATAAAGAATGTGATGAGATTTCTTCAAAACTTGATGAAATTGAAATCACAACACAGGTTAATTTTACACCATTATTTGATGTAAATGATTCCTTTGAGGATTTGGTTGTGGGTTAATTCCCACACTAATCTTCTATCAGATATTTACAATAGGGCTGAGATTGATTTTTATAATTGTCAATCGGTTCAGATGCAGATGAACTATAATGCTGCAAGGCTGAATATTAGCCATATAATATTAAAAAGAGTAAATCATGCATTGTTTAGAATGCAAAATATTACATATAAACAAAAATCAAGAATATTTCATAAATATTGTATTATTGAGTCTCCTGTATGTTCGAGGAAAATTACTTTAAAGGTCGTTATATGTATTGTTATTTGCTACTTTGTTATTTTGTAATTTTGTCAGTTTGATATATTGAAAATTTGATATTTTGTCATACGTGTCATGAAGATTCTTAATAAAATTAAAACTTACTGAAAGTATAATTAGTGATATAAAAATATTATAGAAGAATGAACAATTTTTAATTGTTAATAATTATAAAGCTTATCTATATTCGTATAGATATATCAAATTGATTGAAATTATGAGGACATTTTCAGTTCTATTTTAAATATCCGATAGATTTTGTAATTCATATTGTACCTTACCTTTCTATAATCGGTGGCTGTGCTACAGCTCTTGTAGTATGGTTGCCGATTTTCTCTTTGAGCCATTAGCTCAGTTGGTAGAGCACTAGACTTTTAATCTAGGTGTCGTAGGTTCGAACCCCACATGGCTCACTCTCTTCTGCTATTAGGCAGGAAATAAATCAAGAAAGAAGTGAAAATTATTAAGTACATTTCAAAAAATGAAATTGAAAAATTATTATCTGAAGGTGTAATTAGGAACACAAGACGAGGATATGTAGATTGCAGAGGCGAACATATTGGGTATTATAAAACTTGTGGTGGAAAGCGTTACATTGAAGATAAATACGTTAAGTAGGTTCTGCCTATGAAAAATCGAATTGAATATAAAGGTTTTTATATTGACAAGACTGAAAATGGCTATCGTATCTGTAGACAAGAAGATACAGAAAAGCATACCCATCTCTCGAATCTTAATCCATCATATAGGCTCATAGATAATGTATTATCAAATAAAATTCCTACTCGTTGTGGATGTTATTATTTAGAATCACATGCTAGATTAAGCTATGATGAAAATTATATTAGGAAGATTCGTGAGTATATTAAAGTAAAGCAGAATAAAAGTAAACAAATGTATTACAATCCTGGCAGAAAGCGTTCTGGTGGGAATTTTTAATTTTATGGAGGATTTAAAGGATTATGGCAAATTTTGTTTTTAAGGAAACTAAGCAGACTTCTATGAAGATTGCAGGTATTATTGATACAGATAATATGACTGTTGAAGTAGATGGCGAAGAAAAGAAACTTGCTACTCTTCTATCAGTATTTAACGGTGGCAGTGTTGAAATAAATGTGAAGGTAAAAGAGGAAAGTGAACTCGATGAACCTGTTGAATCTAATGAAGAATAGAGAGTAGGTGAACTATATTTATAATTTCGAAGAAGAATTAAAAAAATATGGGCTAACCCAATCAACTTATGAACAGGTTTTACAAGAAATTTCTAATAAAATGTCTGGAATATCAGATATGGATTGGAAAGAAATAGTGGATAAATATGATATAAAATGTCATTATGATAGCGTCAGAAAGGCTAGTCAGACCATATTTGGCAATTATTTTGTTAGAGAATATTTAAAAGCTAAAAACATAACAGAAAAAAGTACTACTCTTGATGATGCTAAAGAAGTATTAGGTGAACAATATATTGTTAAACAGCAAATACATAATGATAGATTGAAACTCAATAAGTTAAAAAGAGATTTAGTTCCTTGTATTACAGTTGCAGACGAATTAAAACAGTATATGAAAGATAATAATTTCTCAATGGAAATTCCTAAATATATGTACTCTTCTGTTGAAGAAGAATCTGATTATACTATGATATGTCATATTACCGATTGGCATATTGGTTATATAATCAACAATTGTAATGGTAATAATTTTAATTGGGAAATTGCAAATGAAAGAATAAACAAATATATTTCTGAATGTAAGAAGTATATTGAATTATATAATATCCGTCAGGTTCTAGTTATATCAACAGGTGATATGATTGAGAATTCATATATGAGAGAAACACAAGCACATAATTGTGAATTTTTACAATCTATGCAGATACATAAGGCTACTAAACTCATATATAGACTATTAGTCGCTTTAGCTGAAGATTGTAATGTTATATTCGGTGGTATTGCTGGAAATCATGATCGCATGTCAGGTGATAAGAGAAAAAATTATGAAGGTGATAATGCAAATGTGCTTATTACTGAACATATTAAAGACTTGGTTGATGTAAGTGGATGTGAACGTATTTCTATATTAAATACAAACTATAATGATTCTGAAATAAATATTACTGTTTGTGGTTTATCTTGTAAATTCATTCATGGTGATAAATATAAAAATGATAGATATAATCTTGCAAAAATTATTTCTAGTGATAATCAGTTCTATGATTTAATCTTTAGTGGACATCTCCACAATTTTTCCATTCAGTCAGAAAATCATGGTAGATATGCTATTTCTACAGGTTGCTTAAGCGGATATAATGATTTTTCTAAAAATTTTTATTGTAGTAGTGTAGCATCTCAAACAATAGCAATTTTAAAAGATAATGAAGTTGAAATGATAAAGGATATTCAGCTTAGTTAATTATATTTTGTTTTTACGAGGATAGTTTGTACTACCCTCTTTTATTTTTATTTATTTTATATAGGAGGAATATATAATGTCTACATATAATGTACATGCAGGTCACTGTCCACAGGATGAGGGTGCTTATGGTGCAGTTGGTATTTTACAGGAGTCTGTTGAAGATAGAATTGTTAAGAATGCCGTAATTGCCAAATTAGAAAACCTTGGACATACTGTTTACGATTGCACTTGTGATGAAAATACATCGCAGAATGGTTGTTTGGCAACAATTGTTGGCAAGTGTAATTCACATAATGTTGATTTAGATATATCTATACACCTTAACTCTGGTAGAGATGATTACGAAGGTGATGATTCTACTGGCGGTGTTGAAGTTTATGGATATGATAACGGAACAGAAGAAATAGGTTCAAAGATATGTCAGGCAATATCCGAGAAGCTTGATATAAGAAACAGAGGTTTTAAAACCAATTCAGGACTTTATGTTCTTAGAAATACAAAAGCCCCTGCTATCTTAATAGAATGTTGTTTTGTTGATGATAGAGACGATGCTAACAAATGGAATGCAGAAGCTTGTGCCGATGCTATAGTCGAAGCCTTAACAGGAGAAGTAGCATCAGAAGATTCAAGTGAAGACTATTCTGATAATGATAGTTTAGATAACAATGAAACTACAGGTGGTAGAACTAATGATTTAGGTCATGTTGATGTTTATTACAGAGCTAAGACAAATCGTTGGTGGGATGAAGTTCATGATAGAGATGATTGGGCTGGTGCTGGTGACGATCAAGCAATTACTGGTATCGCTATTGGTGTTAGTGAAGGTTATGTAAGATATCAGGTTCACTTACTTAATGGTGGTTGGCTTCCAGAAGTTGATGGTTATGACATTGACAATGATGAAAATGGTTACGCAGGTAACGGTAGAACACCTATTGACGCATTAAAAGCAGTATTCTATACACCTGATGGTTATGAATACAAGTGTCTATATATACAGGTATCGCCACATGGTATGGACGAATATTACCCTGTTCAGATAGATGATCAAACTGTAAATGGACAGGACGGATATGCTGGTTGTTTTGGTAGATATATTGATAAGGTTCAGCTTTGGGTTGAATAAGATTTTTTGAGGGAGTAGACCAAATTGGCTGCTACCCTCTTTTATTATTAAATCGGCATTTATCATTAAAAGTGTCAAAATATTATTGATTAAAAGGAGATTTTTTATAAATGATTAAAACAGAGTTAATTAATGCAATTGCAGAAAGAATTGAAGGAGCTAAGAAAGGTGATATTGCTCTTATACTTGATACATACGCAGAGGTTATTACAGATACATTAAAAGCTGATACTACAGAATCTGTTCCCGTAGGTAAACTTGGTAAGTTTAAGGTTAAGACAGTTCCAGAGCGTAGAGGAAAAATTATGATGGGCGATCGCAAGGGTGAGGAGTATGTAACTCCACAGCATGATGAGATTTGCTTTAAGATGTCAAAGTCTGCAAAACAGCTCTAATCTGAAAGGTCGTGATTATTATAAAAACATTACATTTTGAAAATTATGAAGATTTTGCTTGTGCTGTTTCAGATACATATGACAGAGTAAAATCTGATGATGAATATAATTCAGTAGATATTGTTGCTAAATATGAAGATGTAAAAGAGATTATTCGTGAACTCGTTGGAATCGGATATGGTATTGCATTTATTGATAAGTTTGGTAATCCTGAATGGGATGGTTATGACGACTCTTTCGTTATCAGCTTATTAGATGACGATATTTGGTGTGAACCTGTTAAGAGAGATGATAAGTACATCTTTGTTGAAGCTGATGTTGTATATATTTTTGACGATTGCAATTCTAAGATTATTCCAAAGATTGAAGCTGATGAAGTTTATGAAGTGGAAATTGGCAATAAATATAATGATTGCGATTGCGATTGCGATGGTGATTGTGAGGACTGTAATTGTCCTAATGAAACTTATTTACATACTTCCGAAGATGAAGATGTAAATACTCACGGATTTACTGCCAGTAGATCAGATGGTGACTCTTATGTGAGTTATTCTTATTATTCTAGTGATGAATTGAGTCATGAAGATATTCAGAAGATGTTAAAGGCTTTTGGATTTTAGATTATTTGGAGTGTGTAGTGTATACTGCACACTCTTTTTGTATGGGTAGGTATGCAAATGGCTGAAGCAAGCGGTCTGTAAAACCGTGACCTACATGGTAAACATTGTGTGTTCAAATCACACCCTGCCCACTAATAAAATAATTAACTAAAAAAAGGAGGCTGAAATATTGTCAAAAGAGAAAATAACAAGGGTGAAATATTTCACTCCTGATAAAGAGAAATTTATTTATGAAGAGAACTGGAAGAAATATGAAAAATATTTACAGTCTAATATCATCAAAAATCGAGATGTAAAAGATACAACATACAAGAGATATAGAGGATTGTTCCGACATTTTCTCATGTGGTTAGGAGAAAATTATGGTGAATTAGATTTATATTCTGACGAATTTATGGAAAATGCAGTTGATATTATGGAAGCATATATGCTTTTCTGTCAGGAAACATTGATGAATCATAAGAAGATAATCAATATGAAGATTTCTGCCGTAAGTTCATTCTATATTTGGTCTATGAAGCGTGGATTTGTTAAATATCATCCTTTTGATGGTAAACTTGACAGAATGAAGAAAGCTAACGAGGAACAGATTCTTAATCATTATTTCTTAAATGATGAACAGATTGCAGCTATTAGAGCAGATTTGTATAGGACAGAGAATAATAAATGGACAATACAAGATCAGTTATTATTTGAAAGCGCACTCTTCTCCGCTAATAGAATTGGTGCATTAGAGAAACTTACTGTATCCTCTCTTGACTTAGATAATATGGTATTTGAGTCAATACGTGAGAAGGAAGGATATCGTGTGGAAGTTTCGTTTGACAGTACATGTAAGGATATGCTTGAAACATGGTTAGCCATGAGAACAAATGATTATGATCATCTTGAATGCGATGCTCTATTTATTCATAAATATAAGGACAAATGGATTCCTTGGACACAAGGCATGATTCATGACCGAATGAGAAAAATTGGTAAAGTTATTGGCTTTGG